AATTTCGCAAGGCCGCAAATGAGATGCGACCCTACCCCCGTCCCCAAGTTTCTTTAGCTGTCTTCTTACCATGGCATTCTCTACATAGTATTTGGATGTTCTCTTCATCATAAGGCTCGCCGCCTTGGGCTAGTGGTTTGATATGGTCTAGGTGTATATGCATGTCCAAGGGTGTAGCATTACAGTGTGCACACATTCCACCACGACGCTCAATAATAGAGCGTCTGTACTTACGCCATCGACTAGAACTGTATAGACGCTCCTGTCGATAGTCTGTGCGTTTCTTGGCATGGCGTGGCCTTAGATAGTTGGGCATACTAACTACTAATAACTACTATTTGTAAAACTTTCATACTCAGCTAGTGTATATATATATATATATAATTATAAATAAGTAGTTGTGAGTAGTTAGAAAGCGGAGCTGTCACCAGTCCAATTAATGGGCTGTAAGGCCTTGAACCAGCGTGTATTATCACTATGTGTCTCTACCAATAGTGGAAGGTCTAGTTGCCTAACTACTCCTCTAATCTTGTTTCTAGCGAAGGGTCTGTTACCTGTCTCTAGGCAGTACCTGGAATAGGATCTGTAAAACTCGTTAAAGGGCATTTCCTGGTTTTCGTGCATGGTTAGTTCCTCATCATAGAAAGCCTGCATGCTGTTTATTGTGCGCCTGTATTCCTGTAATTCCTGGATATTACTAGGCACATGAGTAAAGCGGCGAAGGCCTCTTAAACGTGCTGCGCCTGCTATGGCCCAGTTAAAAATGCCTGGTAGCTCTTGCATAAGTCTATTTGTGAGCTCCCAATCTTCACGCCCTACAAAGCTGTTATTAAGGCTAATAATGATTAAACGCCTAAATACTCCGCTATCACTTTCTGTTTGTGGTACGCCGTTAGAAGCGAAAATAAGCTTACAGAAAGGCTTAAAATCAAATGGCTTTTTGTATTTAGGGTTAGCTGTTATGGTCTCACCCGCTACTACCTTTTTGAATCCTGTGCTTGCACTATTCTCTTTGTAGCTTATCTCTGTGCTTACATTCAGCCAGCTGTCTGCCAGGCGTTCTAAGCCTCGCTGTTCGCCTAGTTCAGCCCATTCTAAATGTGTGCTTTGTGGCATCAATGCTTCGAGTATATCACATATAACCGATTTACCGTTACCACCGCTACCATATAGCATAATTGCTTTGTGTAGGTTTAGGTCACGCATAAGGCAGTACCCGAAATACTCCTGCAGTAGGCTTATTTTTTCTGATTTGTCATCGTCACCAGCAAAGACATCATCCAGGAATTTGTACCACTCTTCTGGCTGCGCTGTGGCATCATAATCGAAGGGCATAAGCTCATATACGTGTGCGTCGTATGCCCCACGTTTAAAGATGCAGGTAAATGGGTCCATGTAGCCGTCCTTAAATGCCAGGTACATGCTGTGCGGCTTGTACTTGGGCAGCTCATACCTGAGACGGTCAATAATCAGCGTAATTTTAGCCTGTGTGGCCTTTTCTTTAAGTATACGCAGTATCAACAGCTCCAGGGCATCGTGGCTTACCTCTTCATAACGGCTATCATTGTAGACAAAAAAACGGCCATTGTGTGTAAAGCCGTTTTCCATCTGTTTTAGAATGTAGTTCCCACACTCCCAGGGGTCTGTTATTCCATCAATTGCCTCCATGTATTGTAGCGCTCTTTAAAGTGTTGTAAATCAAATTCAGGGCCTAGCTCCCTTTCTAGTGTGTCAGCGTCAAGTCGCTGTATCCAGTACAGGTGGGAAGGGTGGCGGTCTAGCTTAGCGAGAAACAGGCAGGCCTTGTATAAAAGGTCCTCTGTGTGCCTATTTCTATTCTCCAAATCACTAAACTCACGAAACACTAACTCCAAGCTGTCAACCTTCCAGCCCTTCCCTTTACAGTAGCCTATGTAGTTTTGCAGGATCTTAATACTTCTAGGCATAGTTCGTGTGGTATTTTGCTTCGTTCGTAATCATTTGCTCGACCTTGTGTGCCAGTTCTTGATCCCCTTGGGGCCGACTGGTGGCAGCTGTCGCCATTTTTACACATTGCGCGGGGAACCCAAGTACTTTCGTGCCAAATGTCGGTAGGCTTCATTCTATTGTCGCCGTATTGGCAATACGTTACAGTTGATCGGTTCAAATCTTCCATAAAATGCATTTTCCGTAGCATACCCCTAGGGTTTTCAATAAACCAGTATTTAGGTTTTAAAAATTTGATTAACCTTAAAAGCTGTAATACCATTTGGTCGCTCTTTACCGCTAGCTCGCTCATAGGATACTGTCCTTCCCTATGGTGGCTTACTGCTGCTATGCTGTAACTCGTACAAGGCGGGCTAGCCCAAATAATATCCGGTACCCACGGCAATTTACGCAAATCAAAGTCCATAAAGTCTACCACGTAATCTATGCTTTCAAATGGTTCTATATCCGTGCTAAATACTTGGTAGCCTAATTCTTCTGCTGCTTTGCCTATGCTTCTAGATCCCGCAAATAATTCTAGCACCTTCACAGGTTATAATTTTGGCCTTCTTTATATGCTCCATCTTCTGTCCCTGAACCCATCCATATTGTACCACAAAAATGTTTCACTAGCTCCAATGCCGTGGCCTTAGGGTGCTCCCCTAGCCAGCGTATCATGTCGCCTTTCATCTGGTTACATCCGCTTTGCTGGATGGTACGTACCAGGTCCGAATTTACCTCTTGGCTCATATTATTTTGTCTCTTTTTAACATGTGTGCGATTTCTTCCGCGTCTTCTATTGTCATAACGACCAGCGTGCCCTTGCGGTTTTTCTTCCACAGCAGGACCTTAAACTGGTTATTAATGTCTGGCATGTCTGCCAGTACCTTATGCGGGTCCAGCCCGCGCTCTACGTGCTTACACTGAAACAAAAAAGGGTAGGTGTTTACCAGGTCTACGCCCTGGTTGTCCAGCCATCTGTCCCGCTCCCGCGACGTAGCCACGTCCGGAAATAACGGACGCAGCATACGCGCGATTAACTGCTCAAAGCGGTTTCCCTTCTGTTTAACATTCATTCTTCAAGCTTTCGCGTTATGAATCCTTTAAGATCCATTATGACTACATGCTGGGAATAATAGCGGCTACGGTCTTCTGGTGTACCGCTTTCGTAGCCCTTACGTATTTGTTCTTCCCAGAAAAGGCAGCGGTTAAAAATCTCGCTTACCATCTTGTACTCTGTCGTAGATAAATTTTGCATACTCCATTACATTACCGATATTCTCATTTTTAGCACATACATACTCCATGGCTGCTTTGAAAGCCATCTGTACCTCAATCGCTTTGCTGCGATCGTCTCCACCTGCTGGAGGTGTGTAGCTGCCTACTGGGCGTTGCTGTCCTGTAAAATTTGGGTTTACGCGCTTTGCGTAAGGTGTCTGGTTACGGTCTGTTTTACCTGTTAGTTCATAATTCAGTTCGTCGCCAGTCATAAATGCATTGTTCGTTTTTGCGTTTAGTAGAATGTGGTCTCCATTCGCCAGGCGAATTTCATAGGAATAAAGCATACCGTGAGGCCCTTCCCATGTTCCGTTCCCTTGAACGCTTGTAATTGTGCTAGTTTTCATTTGCTTTGCTAGGTATTTCTAAACTTTCTAATTCCATAAGCTTATGGCTTGCCTCTCTCATGGCTGCGCCAGCTCGTTTCATTCGTAAGAGCCAGTAAATGGCTTCTGGGTTTACCGTTTGGTAGTCGTCGTGTAGCTTTTCTAGCTTCAATGTAGCTAGAGCTAATTTGGCCTGGGCCTCTTCTAAAGTGGTCATAGCCAGGGGCGCAAGAGCGCCATAACTGCGAATGGTGCAGCTAGAGCGGCTAGGCAAATACCGGTCATGACGGTGTAAACCATCCATGCGGGTGCCGTTTCGGGGTTAAACAATCCTTTTTCCATACCGCCAAGGTAAATAAAAAGATTTTAATAAAAACTCCCCAGAATCGGTCTATTTTTCCACGAAATTGGTCAATGTGACTTATTTGTGATAGTTGTAGGGATAGCAAACAAGGTTTTATCTGGCTTGGCACCTATCTCTAATAGCACGCCTCCGATAGGTTTAGGCGGTGCTCCACGCTCAATGTGCCAGCCTCCGTAGCCATCTTCAAACTCTTCTTTATATGCCGCGGTACGGACGTGCAATACGTCCTTAAGCGTGGGTATCCGGTGTGCGTCTAGCGTCTTTTTGGTGGTTACCATGGTGTACAGCTCATGTACGTGACCCATCCAAACGCAGTCCGCGCCCTCGGTCATGGCATCCTGACGCTGGTTTTGTATTACGCCTTTAGTGACAATGCCACCGCCTCCAGAGCCGTGGAAATATGAAATAATATAGCTCTTGCGTTGCGTTTTGGTAGGTTTAAATTGTACCGTAAGCCACCCGCCGTACCCACCCAGCCACAAGGGCTTTTCTGGCTTATGGGTATAATTAAAAAGGTCTACAAAGCGGCGCAATGGGTCCGTCTCCAGGCGCTTTAGTATGTTCGTTTCGTGGTTTCCGTAGCCAATGAACTGCAAATGATTTGCGTATGGAGCGAACCAGTCTACCGCGTCTTCGATGACCGCGTCCAGGTAATTTGCCTTATTGTGCTCTGGCAAAATGTCCTTTTTGTTACCCCTTGGGTCGTACTTGCCCTGCATCAAACAGAAAAAATCGCCATTGACTACAATAGTAGCCCCTTCCTTTACGGCAAAGTCTAGGTGCCGTTTTAGCGTCTTCCGATCGCACTTGGGGTTGTCCCAGTGCAGGTCGCTTATAAGGAACAGCTTAGCATGATTCTTTACAGTCAGCACGTGACTGTTTCTGTGGGCCTGGGTAATCATTTAAACTTAAGTATTACGAGAATAAATAGCACCAAAGCAACGAAAAATAGAATCCTGGTCCATCCCCTGGACTGCTCTAACTCTTCTGTATGGTACTCGTATTTAGTTGTCTCCACGCGAATAGTGTCGCTGGAGCACTCGCCTTCCACCACGATGCTGTCCCCTGGTAAACGCATTATTTCAATGCGCAGGCGTTCCTTTTCTAATATGATTGTGTCCCTAAGCTCTAGGGTATCTACCACGGTGACGCGTTCCGTAACTATTACGGTCTCGCCTGGCGTGGTTACTACTCGCTGCGTTTTACAGCTTGATATAACGCACGCGCCTACCCATAAAAATAGCGCGTAGGTTTTCACATCTTAGGTCGTTAGGGTCGTAACTTACATGTATCCATTTGGGGTCGCCGTGGCGATCGCTGCCCTCCTGTATGAGCTGTGTGTACTTGCAGTTATTCTTAATCCAGTTAAACAGGTCTGTATTGCTGCGCCAGTGGTCGCAGTCAGCTGCCATGCCTCGCAGGTGGTGGCTGGTCTTACTGCCTCCTACCATGCGGTTAACAGTCTCGGACCTGTACCCGCTGTTAATGCGTATGGCCCCCAGGGCTACTCTTGCAGGGTGCAGCACATTCTCTACCAGGGCTTCGAGGTTAGCGATTTCGTCTGGACCTGGATTATTAATAAGTCCAGTGGAGGTACGCGTTAGCTCGGCCAGGGTAAAGTAGGGGCTGTTCATTTGTCCTTAGCAATGAATAAACCGAAGGCACCTACCCAAAAAGGCACGCACTCGGACAGGGTGGCTTTCTCGAACCAGACTAACGCCAAAGCGCCAAGAACCAACGCCAAGCCAATGCCAGACGTTTTCCAATGCTTAAAAAGGCGGGTTTGAATCTGTCCCATAGTGCGACTAAATTAACGAATAATGTTAGAAAAAAACCAAACAGGAATAATTCCTGCGTGTGCATGGTCAAAAAGGTCATACCTGTACCTATCCAGGACCCTGCCAAAAACTCATTCTTCACCATCGATCACAACGGGTTTAGGGAATAATTTATAGTACTCTTCTGCGTAGTGGCCTTCCCATCCGGCAAACGTGTGTATACCGCATGGCTCTGGCCATATAACATAAGAGGCAAAGGAGGTGGTTAGAGGTTCCCCAGCCCACAGAATGTCAACGCTTATTTTACTGGCGTATGTGGCAGGGGTAAGCTCGTTACCCTCTTCGTCATAGGTTGCTGGTGTCTTTACCAGCTTCCCTAACTCCACCACGGCAGCTACCTTTTCTGGGTCCCAGCTGGTGTTACCGTCTTCGTCTGTAAGTTCAATCTTAGCCTTTGCGGCTTTCCATTGAGTGGCTGTAAACTCGTATTTTAAGAATCTCATAACGTAGTCAAGTTTGCAAGGTCAGCGTTTGAAAGGCGGGTTTTGAATACAAGGGCTTGGTCAACTTTTGCACCTATTTGGTTTGCGTGGTTCATTGTAAACTGAACTAAATTATTTGCGTAGGTAGTTCCGCTTCCGCTTCCTATTTGTGTTCCATTCACATAAAAAACTGCTCCGCTTGCGTCAAATGCTACGGCCGCTTTTGCTCCTCCGCTAATAACTCCGCTTCCAGCACTAAAAACTGTAGAAGAGGATTTTCTAATTTGAACGAATACTTTGTTCTCAAGTGTTCCGTAAAGTATAATCCTATCACCTACAGAACCATTATCAACTCCAATATATGCTTGGAAATTATCTAAATTTTTAAACTCTACGAACAAAGTCCCCTCCGTCTGCCCAATTAAGGAAGATATACCCGTCTTGCTACAAGAGTCAGCCAAGCGCGTTACCGTAGTACCGTTTGAAGGGAGGTAGGATGTTTGGTATGTCGCTCCTAATTCGCATTGCAAACCATATACATACAGTTTATCCGTTCCGTTGCTGCTCCAATATGTTGCACCACTTGAAGGGTTGCCCGTTGTGTAGGAATTAGACAAAGCGTTAATACCTAAACGAATGTTTCCGCTATATGTATAGGTTACACCTATGCGATACCAGCCGTTGGCATACGACTCAATAAACGAAGCACCGCTAACATTATCTTCAATTTTTGTTCCCGTTGACAAATCAAATGAGGCATAAGCACCAGTAGCGTTACTTTCACGAATTGCCACCTTGTTTAATTCTCCCGCTTTCACAAAAGCAGACAAAGTAAACGAACCACTTGCCGTAATGTTTGAGGATGCTATTTGGTGTATTCCGCTTGTAGCATCTGGAATAATACTTGCAGCATTCAATACACCTTCGGGAGAAGTTGTAGCGTTATTCGTAGCACTTGCATTAGTGTAAAAAAAGTAAGAACCTATGAACTCACTAAATGCACAAGAATTTGTCCGTTGAGGTTCGAGCAATAGGCTTGGGCAATCCCCCGAATAGTCAAGGCGGGGAACATCCGCAACGCTTGAGGCGGTAACACCCGCAAAATCACTCATTGCCGTTGTAGTGGTTTCAATGTAGTCCGTAGCTACTAACCCTTGCTCAAGCTGGGCATCTTGTATGTAGATGTTTCCGCTTGTTCCGCTTATATCATTGTTGTCATCGGCTGGATAGATTCTAACTCCAGCAATAGTACCCACCTCGTAAGAAATTGAGCATCGGTAATATCCATTACCAGCGGCCTCAATTTTTGCATCAATGGTAAAAAAGTCGGCTGCACCTACAACGCCATTTGCTAAATCAAACCAAGTAGAAGGGGTTGAAGTTCCACCATCAGCAATTAAGCGCACCCAATTTAAAGTACCAGCCTTTGCATAAACGCTAAAGGTCTGCACACCGCTTTGGCTAATTGCTTGGCGAATGTAGCCACTTGCAGCCGTCTTGTCAATTTTCCAAGCCGTAGTTCCTCCATCTTTGTCCGCTTGACCTCCCGTGTCGGTGCTATTGCTATTTATCCAAGTCGTATCAAACGAATTGCTCTGCAAGAGGCTATTGGTACGCACCTTTTCAATCAACCCGTTGGCATCTACCCTTGTGGCGTTACTGTTACGGGTGAAGGTTAATTCTCCGCTAGTGCTTAACGGTTTCTGGCTGTAAACTTTGCCGTCCTTGTATCCGCTTGGAATCATTACAAGGCTAGCCTGGTCGTAGTATTGGCTCATAATAAACGTGCAATAGCGTTAATCGTACAGTCTCTATTTTCAAGGGTGCCACTATCCGCGCTCACATATTGGGCATACGCGTCCCAGTATGGCGCAGCATAATTGCCTCCAGTAAAGATAATTACAAACTCGTCTTCCTTCATAATGTACAGGGGTTGTCTTCTACCACGCCACCGTCACCTGTGACATAAACGTAGTAGCTTAAATTATTAGGTAGTTCTAGATTAATCATGGCTGGAATTTACCGTCTCTTTGTGGATTTTCTTCTATCTGCTCAACGTAGGTAACCTTAGAGCCGTCCGAATTGATCTCCACGTTTATAGGCGTGTAGTTCTGAGACTCCCAGGTAAGGGTGTGGCTCATGGGCACGCGTGCGTCTATTTCCATTTCGTAATACTGCGTGGGCCTGCTATTCTTTTTCATCAAACGCAAAGCGCTGCTATACAGTAACGCATCGCCATCCCAGTTACTGGGGACTAGCGTAGCCGCTCCGCGTGGCTCCAGGTAAAATGTGCGCAGCTGCTTTGGCGCAGGGCTGGCGCTTGTGAGGTCGCCAATGTTCAGCGTGTATTCCTGATCAATGCCATTGCGCTGTGCGCCGTTGTCGATGCGGTACACCGTGGTTTCTGGTAGGTCCCCGTGGTAGTAATATTCAACCGTGCTTTCTATATGGTCCGTCAAAATACCAGGATATGGGCCTCCCGTTTCCTGTATGGTGTAGGTAATGTACATGGGAGCAATGCCCGCCTCTGGTAGGTCTGCCGTGTGAAAATTCGTAATAGCAAAGGGTAGTCCAGCAATTATAGCCGTGCTGCCTGTGGTGTTTTCTACGGTGTCTTTGTGATTGTTTACGATCATCCACTGGCTGGGCGTAGTGGTCCAGGCCGTGCCGTTGTAATAGTAAGCACCTACGCGTATCTGTGCGTACACATCAAAGAAAACGTCCGTGCGGCTGGTATATGCGTCTACCTCAAAGTATGCTACCATGCTGGCGTAGCCGTCTAGGTGGTTCGTTCCGGTAGGTGCTACGTCTGCCACATAAAAATTTAAACGCGCAGCGCGTGTACCAATCAGTTTAATTAGGTCTTGTGAGGTGGTAAATATGAGTTTAGACGAACGAACGGCAGGTAAATACATCTCAGTGCCACCCGCAAATACTTGGAAGCTCTCAGAGGCTGAATAGCTTATTTCTGCTACGTGGTCGCCTGCCCAGTCGTATGCATTCCATACGCTAGGGGTATCCACGGAAAGGTCACGCAGGACCAGGTAACCTTTCTCCTGGTACATTCTCAGCCCAAAGGCATACAGTATCTGGTCTATAACACTGCGGTAGGTGTCCCATTCGGCTTTATCTTCATTCCAGTACAGCCCTTCCTGTGTGGTGCCTGTCCAGTAGATGCCATCCTTTCCGCTTCCGGCGTTTGCAGCCTTTAGCATCTCGCTTACGATCATGCCGTCCCACAGTCGCGAAAACTCCAGGCGGTTAAATATCTCCATGATCTGATTTGAAAACGGCTTGACGTTGCTGAATACGTACTCGTTAGACTGGTAGTCTAGCATGCCGAATCCATCGCCAAAGACTAGCGTAATAAAGCGCTGTCCGTTTATCAATTCAATACTGCCTAGGTCTGGTATGCAATAGCCTGACCACTCCAAAGACAGTCCTTTGTGAATCTTTACCCACACTCCTGCGCGGGCATTCTTTAGGTATGCGCGTAGATATGGGTCGCTAAAGAGCAATACCAAATCCAGGCGGCTGGGTATAATTCCTGGCGTGCGTGAATCCCTTGCCTCGTAACGTAAAGACCAGCTGGCTACCGTTTCCTCATACCCTTGGAATCCAGGGGCTGGGGAAAAGCCAGGGTCGAACTGGTCCGACTCGTAATATATAGAAAATCGGTAGCCGTCAAACTCGCCATATGTAAGCCTCTGTACTGCCATTACCCGCCGTTACGTGCTAAGTCCCCGCCATTACGTTGCATGGCAAAAAAGAAGTCTCTACCCTTCAGGCCAAACTCGCCGCTACCTCCAAAGCCAAATGGTGTGCCCATGGCTCCACCGACTACGTTAAAGGCCTTTTTAAAGTTCGCTCCACCAGTCACGAATGCAATGGCTACCGCCAGGGCTGTGGTGGCTGCGGTCATGGCTAGAATTTGTTTAATGTAATTCTTTACACCGTCTTTGAATACCTCAAAGAAGTTTTCGCCGTTGACCAAAGAGGCTTCAAAGCTGGCGCGTAGTATATCGCCAAACTCCTGGGCAGCGGCGGTAGCTGCGCCGAATTTGTCTGCTACCTTTTCAATCAAAGGCACAAACGAATTTTCCATTAAGTCGATTTCCTCTAGGTCTGGCAAAAAGCCTATGTCCCGCTGGAATCCACGCTCAAACGTTTTTAAGGTCTCCTGGTTATACTGACGCTCTAGGGCTAGCTGGTTTTCTACGGTCGTATTTAACCATTCATAATAAGCCTTTAAATCCTCCTGGGATTTGTCAAGTGCCTTTTTACGGTCTTTGGCTATTTGTTCTAGCTGCGCATTTGCCTGGGTTTGGTCAATATACAACAGTGAACCAGTAGCGCCAAGCTGGTCGACGGTTTGTGCCCTTGCTATGTTTGGGCTAGCGGACATCGCCAGGTTTAAGTCTGGCATAAAAGCTCCATAGCCTCGCGCCATATTTTCGACATTCGAGGCAATTAAGGCGGTAAGTTCCTCCTGTTCTTTTAATAGAGCATTCTCCTGCTCCATCTCGGCGCGTAAGCTTTTCAGCTCTGTATCCCACTGGCCGTAAATGTTATACTTCTCAATCTCCGCTAATAGCTCTGGCTGTTTCTTTAGCTCTTCGCGAAATTTTACAATGTCCCTATACGCCTCACCTACGCCACCGCCTGCAGACATGTAGTCCAAGCCATCAGCTAAAGCTATTAGGGGCTTCTCAAAAGCAGCGGCGGCTTTTTCGCCAGCTGCTGCTTTCGCATTCTCCCAGCTTACTGCTAGGCGGTCAATGGCGTTAGATGCGGTTTCGGAGGCTGGACCCATTTTGTCCAGTTCCTCTTCTGCGATTTTACCGACCGCGGCGGTAACATCTGCAATGCTCTGTGCCTCAATAGCGGCACCGTGGAACTCATCTTTAAGGCGTGACGTGGAAATACCCAGGTTGTCCAAGATCATCGGACTCTTGCGGCCAATACCTGTCACAATACTATTGACCAGGTAATCTACATCCTCCCCTGTTTCCGCTGCACGTCTCTGGGCAAACTCCAGAAGGGTACCCATTTCCTTAATGGGTATACCAAAGTTACCCGCCTTTACGGCGGTCTTCATTAACTCCAGGTCTGTAACCAATCCGCGCGTGGACTCACGCATAGCCTGCAAATCGGATTCGTTACCAAAACGCTTGAAGCCTTCCCGTACTTGCGTAGTCTCGCTTCCGAGCTTTATTATCTCGGAAGTGAATGAAGCCACCTTAGATACGACAAACGAAGCACCAATGGCTTTACCCAGGGTACTCATGCCGCCGCTCATTCTCTTAATGCTAGCGTCCACCTGGCTTATGCCACGGCGGAACTCGTTAACATCAAGTCCTAAAACTACTTTACTCCTTACGTCGTTGAGCATCTTTGGCGGTTCTTATAAATTCGGCAAAGCCGTTGTTTTTACGTTCGTCTGGAAAGCGCAAAAGATCCGTTTCTTTCACCGTTTTCTTTGTGCTCTTTCCACTTATGTTTACGATAATGGTGGCAAGCCATCTGGCTCGCCTCCACTCGTCTTTAATTCTATCTAGGCCGTGTTCTACTACGGCTTCGTACTCTTCCTTACTGAGTGCTAACGCGTCCTGCCTGGATAGTCCAAGCCTCCCCACCAGCATGCCTAGCGCGTCCGCTACGCTGCCGGCTGGGAAAAAGGGCCGTTAAGCCGCTCGGTAAGTTGGGATAAATCCAGTGTAGAAATATCCTTTTTGAAATCTTCGAATGACAGTTTGTTGTCTTTGTCCCAATATTCCTGAGCGTATAGCATTGCTACCATATCGCTAATTTTTGGCTTCGCCATATCGGTAATACTCTTCCCTGTCATTTCCTCAAATAACATCGCTGCGCCGAGCGTGAACTTTTTTCCCATGATTGCTAGTTATTTTTATACAGTTCCAATAGCCCAGGCTCCGTTACCCTGGAGGGTGAAGTTGAACATAGCGTTGTCCTTGTCGGGGAAGCTTGCTGAAAGCTGCGTTAGGATCGCGTCGCCTTGGATGAAGGTTTCACCTGAAACAGGGGTAGAGCTACCCGCAGCACATTGCGTAATTTTAACGTCTACCTCTGCACCGATATAGGTATACAAGTCGTCTGGGTTCCAGCTAGTGGCTGAGTCGTCACCAAACAAAGCGCTTCCGGAAATGGTCCACGTTTTTGCGCTAGTAATATACTTGCGGTATACAGCGTCGTCTTTAGACGTGCACTCGCGCGTTTCTGCGTTCATCTCAAAAGACGAATCACTTTCTAGAGCGAAGGACTTGTAGGTGGAGCCTCCGTCTACGGATAGTAAAATACGGTATTCACCGCCTGAAATACTTGCCATTTTTTTATGGTTTAAGAATGAAAATAAAATCTGCTGCTAACAGTACCTGCTCGTTAACGTCGTCGTAAAAAAACTGGATGCCATCTAAGGTCGCTGTTACGTAATCTAAGTCTGTTTTAATCGCGTCCCTGATAATTGCTAACTCCGCTTGCGCTGCGTCAGCGTCGGAGTAGTGAAAAAACAGGGTGGCGTTAATGGTCTCTGCTGGCTCTAGGTCTTTATTCTCTTCGACCTGGACGCCTTGCACGGTTATTACAATGTAGTCCGTTGTAATGCCCTGCGGTGCTGCTAGCGCGTACACGTCGTCCGTGGTCGCCGTGCTTACCGCGTCGTATATGTATTGTAGGTAATTCATCGCAGTATCGAAGTTATGCGTTTTAGTAGATGCCTCTGCATTAACGTCTGCGCTTTTTCCACTACGCTTGTGTTATCTACCGCTTTACCTATAAAGTCTTTAGCCTCGAAGTTTTTGGCAGTACCGCCAAAGAGCTGCCAGGGTGCATAGTAAGCACCTTTCTTTCTCTGGCTAAGTAATCCTACTACTACGTAAGCTTTCTTATTTCCTTTGTTTTTCCATTTACCTATGGAACTGTAAAGGTTACGGAAAGCTGAACCGCCCGCACCTCTTTGTTTAGTCGTTCCTGAGCGTTGGGCCAGGCTGTCTTCATAAGCTGCCTGACGCGCCGCGGTGACTAATGGCTGCGCCTCCTTCATTAAAAGGTTACGCACCTCGCGGAATCGCATACTGTCCGAAGTACCAAGCTTGCGCAGTCTAGCGCGGAACTGGTCGAAATTTTCAACCCTTCCGGACTGGCTTCGTAAATAAACTTTAGAGCCTGCCATTGTCGCGCAATTTAGTCTTTACCAAAATGAAGCGCTTGCGGCCCTCTGGAGTAACGCTAATAATGTCGTACACCTTTCCGTTGTATTCCAGCTTCCAGTCTGCCGTGACAGAAGTCTGGTATCGCAAACGCCAGTTCACTACGTACTGGCTTTGCATTTGGTCATTTACAAAATTTTCGCTACCTGCAACCTCTAGTCCTGGTATTACCTCTTGGGCATAGTAGGTCCCGGCGCTAGCATAGCTGCGCTTTACCTGGCCACTATTGTTTACGGTCGTGGTCGGTTCGTAAAGGGTTACGCGGCGGTCTAGGGTCATGCAAAATTTCTGCGATAACGACCGACGATGCGGTCAAAGAAACGAGGGCCGACATTGTACGGCATATCGTCGCCGAAATCGTACCCGAATTTGATACGCTGGTAAATAGCGTGTTTAATGTCTTTAGGCATAGAGGTGTACCCTGCGCTGTACACAATTACCATGCGGTCGCCCTCTTCCCCAATGCTTGGGCTGATAACGCCGTCTAACAGATCGTACTCGGTGTCCTCTGTGCTAATTCCGTCTATAAAAACATGGACGGAGGTAATAGTACCCAGCGGCCAGTAGGGCAGCTCATAAGAGCCTGCCCATACTGTATCGCTAGTAATTGTCGCACTACCTAACACCACATGCGCATAAGACAGCGCCTCTTCACACGCTGCCTCATAAAGGAAGGTCAAAAGGTTGTCGTCGTCGCTGCCATCAACCCGAACGAAACTTTTGATTTCGTTCAGGTTAATAAGCTGCGGTGTATATGTAATGCTGTTTGCCATTGTTAGATAGTAACGTCGGTTGCCAATGCAAAGGACTCGTCACGCAATACGGCTACGTCCATGAAGCGCTCAACGTAAACTTCTACGATTGAAGATTTCATGTTAGTGTAAGGGTCTACCATCAAAGTGGCACCGCCCCAGAAACCGATCTGTACGTCGCTAAAGTTACCAAATACGATTCCGTAAGTGTCAGGCGTTCCGGCCGTCTTCTTAGAAATTGTGGTGTTGTAGATGTTGTAACCGTTAGCAGTCTTAACTGGGTCGAGCATGCCTTCAACAAGGAAGCGGCCAGAACCTGCGTCTACTTTGGTTTTCTTCAATTTAGCGACAACGTTGGGGTGAGTAACGTAAGCCAAGGTACCAGCCAAAGCGTCGTTCTCAGCCAAAGCTGCTTCCATGTCGACCAAATCGTCGAAGTCGATAGCACCCAAGCTGATAGCTTGTGCAGCCAAAGCGGTGTAAATACCAGTAGGCTGGTTAGAAGCACCTGTACCGTTCAATACAGCGTTTTCCAATCCTTTGTTGAAAGAGGCGTTAAGCTGCTGGATGATACGAGACTCAATGCCACGGCTATACTCCTGGCGGAGCAATTGGTTTGACATTGACGCGGTGATTACAGCACGCTTAGGGCTCATGCTGATTTTGTCAAAGTTGATATCCTGGGCGGTGTCGGTTCCAGTCTCAGTCTGCCAGTTCAAGTCATAGCTAGAAGTCTGCTTAGGGAAGTCAACGTTACCTACCAAATTCTCAGCAACAGAACAAAGTCCGAGCATAGGAGTATTTGGATAAAGAAAATCAACGTAACGGCCAGGCTCGGTGAAAACCAAGTCCGAACCAGTTGTAGCGCCACCAGCAGTCTGGGCACGCTTAAACATCATTTCGGGAAGGTTGACTGCGTGAGAATCACGGAAGTCCTGGTTCAGCTTGCGCTTTTCGTTAATACCCTCCTGGTTAATTTCAGCCTCAACACCCGTAAGCTTACCGTTACGAGCCTCGTTAATGGCCTTTACAATGTTGAATTTTGCCAGGTCACGCTCTTCGCTTTTAGAGAGCTTGCCCTGTACTGCGGACGCGTCTACGAAGTTCGCTGCGCGCTCCTCTGTGTTTTCTACGTTTTCCACGTTTTCAGGTTTTGTTTCTATTACAGCTTCCGGCTGTTCGGGTTCTACGTAATCTGATTTGGCTGCCTCCAGGCTACGTAAGGCCACGGAGGTAGTAGGATTTGCGCCCCTCGGCGTTAGGCTAATATCGTAAATTTCGCCCACCTCTTTAATGACTCGCAAAGGCTTTTCGCTGCGCACGTCTAGCCATTCTTCGCTCTTAACGGTAAATGCCCAGCTGGCTTGATCAACGTCGCCACGCTGTACTAACGTGCGCACCTCGTTGCCTGTTGAGGTATCTGGTAACTCAAAGCCAAAGCGCAGGCCTGTTTCATCTGTGGTAAGCTCTAAGGTTCCTTTACCTTTATTTCTTCGGGCCAGTACTTTGTCGTAATCGTGATTGTATAAAGCGTGGATGTCGTAAGCGTCCAAGTTATCGAAGGCGCTACGCTCGATGCGCTCCCTAAAAGTACCCATGTCATATTCTCGAAAGTTTGCGGCGTATCCGCTAACGTTTCGTCCTTCTACATCACTCGGCAGGGGTAGGCTGCGTGTCTCCTTGTTGTCCATTTGTTACGTCATTTTGTGGGCTCATGTGCATAGGCTTGTTATACGTATCGCCGTCGGCAATAGGTGCTAAGCCTTCCTCCTTACGAATTTCGTTTGCGCTCATGACCCCGATGTTCCAATAAGATACGTTACGCTGCACCTGGGTCATAATGTCCCCACGCATTAGCGCACGCATGTCTAAATTAAATCGGCGGTTACCGCTTAAAATTTTGTTTGTAAACTCCATTTCGATAAGCTCGACCAGCGGGCGAATGCAGTCAGTAACAAACTGTGCATTTTGTGCCTCGATGCTGTTGGAGTATCCTGCGCCCTCCATGTGTCCGACCTTGTGAGGTGGCACCTTGTAAAGGCGACAGATTTCTTCTACGCCAAAACGTAGCGTTTCCAAGAACTGGCTTTCGCGCATGCTCATAGCCACAGGCTTGTATTCAGCGCCTTCGGTAAGTACCGCGGTGCCCCCGGCGTTGTCGCCAGCGTAACGCGCGTCAAACTGTTGGCCAATCTGGCGCACGCGGTCAGCGTCGCGAATAGTTCCCTGGATTTGTAGTATTCCTTTAGGCGTAGCACCGCGGCCGTAGAAACTGCCTAGGTGTTTCGTGGCTGCCATGTTTGTGCCTATGGTTTCACGTGCATAAGTAACAGGGCTAACTCCGTTAATGCCGTCTAAAGTCCACAGTTTTAGGTGTATAATCTGGCTAGGGTCTAGTCTTAATTTGATGCCATTTGTTAAATGCACCTCATAAATAAGCTTTCCGCTAGTGGTATTGATTGTGACTAAATCCGTGTCTACAAGTTCAAAGCCTGAAAGGCTGGTGCCTTCCCGCATGGGAAGTACGTAAGCGTTTCCACGCAGCAAAAGCTGGGTAAGCATAGCTTTACGGAAAGTAAAACTGTTGTAGCTGCTGTTCGGTGCGTAGCGGACTAAGTTGTCAATCGACCCGCCAACATATACCGTACCCTCTTCCGTTTCGCGAATAAGGCGAAATGGAAGGCTGCTAATCGTGTCCGCTATAAGGTTGACGCAGGCGTAAACCGCTGCAACCTTTGGTGCGTTTGTGGTACTTACATCTTCTCCGGCGCTCGTTCCTGTGCCTCCGAATAAGTTAATAAGCCAAGGGCGTGGATTGACCACGCCTGAAATGCTGCGTTTAACGCGTTCGTATAAGCTCGCCATACTACGCAAAGTTTAATAAAAAAAATTTAACTACACAAAAATAATTTCTTCAGCATCGTAAATACTCATTCCGGTACTTGCGTTGTGCACATAACCAGCCATTGCCGTTAGGATTGCGGCCGTTCCGTCTATGCGGTCCGGGGCCTTATCTTTTTGAAATGTCCAGTTGTCATTCTTATCAATGTGAAGGCTAGTATTAGCGATCATCCATGCCGTAACTGGGTTGCCGTCATGCGTCAAGCTACCTGTTACCACGCTGCGGTAAAGCAGCTTCATGGGCTCGTTAATCATTAAGGCCGACTGCCTCACCTCGTAACAGAAGTTTTTACCGTAGCGCTGGCGCATAGTGTCCACCGTCTCGGCTGCATTCCATGGGTCAAAGAAAATACCCTCCACTGGGTGCGCTTGCATAATGCGTTCAATGATCGCCAAGCGGTGCGCTGTGGTCGTCACCTCGCCTTTTACTATTTCTAGGTTGCCATTCTTTGCCCAGTTGCGGACCAGGTTCGGGTATTTGTTTTTACGCTTGCCCATGGCGTGGTCCGTAATCTGGTAGTATTGTATCGTATGGAACTGCTCGCCATTGAAATACAGCACAGCATAGGCGGTAAAGTCGTTTACTGCGGCTAAGTCAACGCCCAGAAAGCATCGCCAGTTTGCAACGTTCTTTTTCTTTACCGAACACTTTAGCCATTTGTTTAGCTCTATGTATGGCTGTGCGCTGCCCGCCCACTGGTTCAGGTGCAGCTTACGCAATGACAGCAATGTGGGTTCGTCGTACTTGGCTGTATTGCTCAGTTCCTCCAGGTACTGCATACTGACCGTTACGCCTAGGCTAGGGTTGGCCTTTGCCCATACCTTTGGGTCGTGTGGGTCTTCATTATCGTCTGCGCCGTAGATAATCGTCAGCCACGCGGGGTCTATTTCGGGCCTTTCCTCTACTTGCTTGGCGTATTCGTGCCACTTGTGAGCGAACGTATATGCGCCTCCAGCTGTGGTAATTGCTACCATTTTACTGGGTCTTGCTGCCATCGAAGTACGTAAAGCCTCCCATAAATCTGGCCCTTTTACCTCATTCCAGGCGTGTATTTCGTCACACAGAATAAGGCTAGGGTTAAGTCCGTGGTTACTACCGCCGTCGCTAGTTAGCGTCTTTAGAAATCCTGGCTTCCCTTTCAGGCGTATCTCTTTGCGGTATGGCTCCAGGACTTTCTGTAACTCTGGATTAAACAGGACCATGTTACGCACGTAAGCAAAGAGAATGCCCGCCTGTTCCCTGGTGGCTGCTGCTAATACTACCTGCGGGTTGCTGTTATTCTTATAACCCTCCAGCATGTGAGCAATGGCTAGCATGGCAATAAATGCGGACTTACCATTTTTTCTAGGGATCTCTAGCCAGACCATTCGTTTGCCCTGGCTTTCCCTAATGAGGTGCCGCTGCCAGTCTAGTAATTTAACTGGCTTGCCTGCGTGTTCGTCTTCCGTTAAAACGCAGTAGCGTTCAATTATATTTTCAGTCCAGGTCGAGTCCACTTGCTACCAGCTTTTCTAATTCCTGTATTTTCTTTTCAGCCTTTGCCAAAGTTTCGACCGCAGGATTTTTTCTTATTACAGCTTGCCCTCTATCCGTGACGGCCTCCAGTATTGCACCGTGCTTTTTAAGGCTCTCTATGCACTCCTGTTGTATCGCTTTCCATAGTTTTAACTCATCATTCATAACTGGGGGGTTTTAATTACGCCACTGAAAAAACGAAAAC